GTTACCTAGAGATACAGAAGGAAACATTAATGGAAACTATTGGAGTGTAAATACAGAAGATCCTTACTGGCAAACACAGGAAGGTTATGATGAGGCTATGAATCTTTATGGATCTAAACCTGGATGGGTGAAACAACCAAGTCTAGTCTACAATCCAAAGACTAAAGAATACGATCCAATCAAAAAAGAAGAGTATATTGATCTAAAACCAACTAAAAGGATAAGTCTGTAATGAATGGAATGTTAAGTAATGTAATAAAAGATTATGCCACTAGTTTGTATGCTGTAAACCCAGTTGCTCAAGCCATAAGACTAACTAAACATACTTCAGACAGCATTACTGGAGGCGATCCAAGATATGCCCACATAAGACTATTAGGTGGATCTGACATAACTGATGCTGATGCAAAGGCCCACATATTAAATAAATACATAGATTACGGAACAGGATTAGCTGGTTATAAAGACGAAACTATGGATGGATATGTTCCGAGATCTGATGCAGTTGATGGATACCATTATAGATCTGGAAAAGATTTTGGAAATTTAGCTACAGGTAATAGGTTGCCACTTGGTGGAATACCTGCGGCATTAGGTGGTTATGCTTATCAAAACTTAGTTGGACTTACGGATGGAACTGTAGGAAGAAATGCATCTTTACAAGCATATGACAATATGATGGGTTTAATTGGAAGTGGTAAAGCACCAGCAGTTAAATATTTATATGATGTTGGATCTAACTTACATGGGCTTTTTTCTAGGTCTAAACCCTAACTAACTGGCTTTTGTAGTTGTTGGGCCATCTGGACAGTCAGTTCACCATTAATAGCAAAGATCTTAATCATAGCTGATCTAGAGATTCCAATCCTATCTGCTTTAGCATCGATTAAAGCTAAATCTTTTTCATCAACCTTAATATTTATTTGGTGTATAACTTTTGTTTTTGCCATCTTAATTTCCTATAAGTTTTAATACACTTATTATACATTAGGTAAATTCGATTACAGCTTACAAACACCATCCTCGCAATCATCCTCTGATGGTGCTGAGATAATGTATTCATCATTCCTTGATTTGGTTTTGGTTTTTACAGGATCAGCCAGATTTCCAATAGTGAATTGCTGCAACAGGTTTTCATAACTTCGTATCTCACATCTTTTAACATACTTATTATAAGCCTCTTCAAATTTAAGGCCCAAAACCTTTGCTCTTTTTCCATAATCTTTCGCAAGTTCTACTATTAGTTCATCTCTGGTAAGTGTTTCCATTCTTCTCCTGTAGGTATCATTTCAATCTTAATATTTGGAGTATCACTCCATCTCTTAACAGTCATTATTTTAACAACCTGTCGATCATCTAAGTATAAGACACCATTTAGAGAATCTAATACAGCCTTTTGATAGTTATCTAAGTCTACATTGTTGTCGCAATACTGACCATTTTGCTCTTGTTTTTTCTTCTTGGCCCAGGCAGTAGGCATCTTAATATTAAATACCATACCCATAGCAACCAAGTTTTCAGTAGGAGTAACATCCAACTCACTTGTTAGTGCTAACATATCTTTTTTGAATTGAGTGTACTTCTTTGGGTAGTATGTAGACCATCTGGAAACTCTTGGTCTGGCGGCAGGAACTGGATTGATGTTAAACTTTAAGGCAATCCTTTTATATTTTTTCCCCATACTCTTCGCCTCTTAGGATATCTAGATCTGTAACAACTTTAGATAGTAAATGTCTAATCTCAATATCTCTGGGAGTATCCTCCTCCCTTGCTAGTTCTAAAGCATCTTTTGTATTGTCGGTTATCTCATCTAATATTTGATATCGTTTAGCTTTTGTACTATACCTTGGCATTATTGTTTACTTCATCTTGAGCCAACAATTTGTCGATCTCAATCTCGATGTTCTCTATTGCTTTTCTGAGATCATGGATTCGCCCCTCACCTTTATGTTTCCATCTATACCTAACTAAATACTTGACTGAATTCCCTATTGCCCATGTCATATCTTGGTCAATAATAAATGTTTTAGCCTCTATTTTGCCTTGAGTATAGTGTGAGGGGTTTTTAACATTGTCGCAGACTGTGTTTTTAGCCACCTATCCATCCAAAAAGTAGTGCTACGACTACTATAGCTAAAAAAACTGTTAGTGATCTATTTTTCAAGACCATATCCATTATCTCTTTCATTCTTTCAACTCCTTGGTAATGTCCTTATCAAGCAATTTCCAGATGATACCTGCGGCGATAATCCCTGCAAGACCAGCGTTACCTAGAGTCCAAACAATATCTAGGATAGATCCAATAACATTTCCAGTTAGGAATGCTACCTTACTACCAAAAATTATTTGTAGTACTATGGATAAGCTGATTAATTTAATGCCTATATCTATCGAGGCATCAGCACCTTTCATTATCTTATCTAACATTTTCTCTCCTTCCTTAGTTGTAACAGAATAGGACACACCAATTTAGCATAGCCACTAAATGTAATACTAAAAAAAAATATGCCCTAATCTCTTACAACTCTTCTTCTATATATATCGGTTTATCGCCCAACCAACCAACACATTCAGTTGACTTTATAGGGTGACAATTTAACTGATCTTCAAACCTACTGCAACCAGTTAGCATCATTATAACAACAAACAAGGGTATAGCCATATAAAGTAACCAAGTTTTATTCATTTTATCCACTTTCGTAAAAATAGTTTAAACCTAAAAATAGGTGCTAAGATGTAATCAACAAATGGAAGCAATATATACTTGATATAAAATATTCCTAAATATGTTTTAAAAGATCTATCGCCCTCTAATGTCAAGTTTTCATCTATTTTATATTTTATTGTTTTCATTTAATTAATCCTTTTTCTACTAAGATCTTTTGTGTTTCGATAATTGCTCTGTACATCTCTAATGATACATTTGTGTTAGGTGGTGCTTCTTTCCTACCATCATATATATCATGACAGTTTAGGCACAGGTATGCCCCATGTATATCTAATGCTTTTAGGCCTACTCCAGCACCATTTAGGTGGGCAAGAACAACAGTTTCTTTATCGGGCATACAGCCCTGTATTCTCATTGTACAAGCCTCACCCCTGGCTGACTCTCTGATTTTTTGACTTTTACTCTTTGCCATAAATGTCTAGTTCTAGATCTGAAAACTTAGAATACTCTCCTTCAAAGCTACATTTGACAAAGCCTGATTGCCCCATTCTATTCTTAGCAATAATCAATTCTGCTAGTCCACGATCAGGAGAATCATCATGATAATAATCATCTCTGTATACAAACATGATTGTATCTGCATCTTGTTCAATTTCACCAGATGATCGTAAATCGCTCATAAACGGCCTTTTATTCTCTCGGCTCTCTACCCCTCTACTCAATTGAGAAAGTAGAATTATGGGTATCTGAAGGAGTTTAGCGAGGTGTTTTAACTCTCTAGTGATGTTTCCTAACTCAGAAACCTCATTACCCTTATTATATTTCATGATCTGTAAATAATCTATGAGTATTATATCAATTTTTCGTTCCGAGTTTAGCTTTTTTGATATAGAAAATATATTGTCAATGGTCAACCCTGACTTATCTATAATTGTCATGTTTTTGTCACCACACTTTGCCAGGCTTTCATAAAACTTTTGATTTTCATCTGATTTTAATTGGCCTTTTTCAACAACACTTAATGGAATTTTAGTTTCAGAAGATACCATTTTCATAGTAAGCTGTACCTGGCTCATTTCAAGAGAATAAAATACTACATTTTTTGTATTGGATAAAAAACTTGCTATGTTTAATGCTAATGTAGACTTTCCCATTGATGGTCTACCCGCTAAAACATTTAATGATCCCTGTCTAAAGCCGTTTGTTAGGGCATCTAAAGATTGAAAGCCACTAGACAAACCTGTGCCATGTTCATTAACATCTTCAATGTAATCTATTGTTTTTCCTACAATACTTTTCATTGAATCATCAGCCTGGTTTAGTAAATCCGATTCTAAACTGTGAATTGTATCAACAGTTTCTTGATAATTGTCGTATTCTATTTTAAATTTAAGCTGTTCAATTTCATTTTTGATTCTACAAGTGCGAATATGTTTAGCATAAACACTAATATTTCCTGTGCCAATACATTGTTCCATTAAACCCGCTAAAAATGGGAAATTATTGTATTCTGTTGTAGATCTTTGTTGTTTGTTTTTATAACCCCATTCCCTTATCCAATGTCTTAATGTCAAAGGGTCTACAGGCTCATTTTTATCAATCATATCTAAAATATGCTGATATAAAATACTTAAATGTTTATTTGAAAAATCAGAAGCAGATAAGCCAGATCCCGCAACTTCATCTATACATGACGAGTCTAATAATAGACCACCTATTACAGCTTTTTCTGAGTCAAAAGAATCAGTTAGATTATCTAATTCTCTATAAAGTGTTTGTTTTGTTTGCTCCATTATCATTCTCCATTTTTTTATAATCTTCAGGGTCGCTACTCCCATGATGTTGATCCCAAATTTCATGAGATCCATTACCAAATATTTTGACAAAATCTGCTTTGCTAAAATATTCAACCTGTTCTTCAGCTTCTATTCTAAAGTTTCCCATTTTACTCATACATTTCTCCAGTTAAATTCCTCACCATATGGTTTGGATTGTTTTGTATTTTTATCTTCTAACATCATTTCCCAATTACGCCCATTAATAAATGTTTGTAAATGTGGAATAAATCTTCTCTCTGTTTCGTTAAAGTCTAATTTCAAGTCTGCAAGAACTGGTAACACTTTCTTCCAATCTTTATGCTTTTTTCTAAAATTAGTAAATTCTGTTTCTAGGCCTCTTTTTTTACCTAAGTATCTAACCCTAAACTTTTCAAACAATTCTTTTTCTCCAGGAGAAACCTTCTCTTTCTCTTTAGGTATCTCTTTCTCTTTAATATCGGTATTCATTTCCGTATGTACTGAAAGCCGTAGGTACGAAAAAGGATATATATGGAACTCATTGCTACAAAACCTATTCTGATCGTCTTTTAGCCTAACTACACGATATAAACCCGCCTTTCTTAGACACTTCATTGCTTTTAGGTATTTTAGTCTACCTATATTGAAATGACTTCTTACTTGATCCTCCAGGACTATCCAGTTTTGTGGCTTTGACTGTAAATAACACCATATAGCCAAAGCATCAGGGTTATCAATTGATTGAACAACCTCCCTACTTAACATAAAGTAGGGAAGATCTTTTTGATGTGTTTCTAACTTATGGATTGGCATTACTTCAACATTAACTTAACAAGTGGATCAGTATACCAGTTTTTAGAGTCTATCCAGTTGCTTGTATCAACTTTTAAAGGATTATCAGCACGACTTAAATCTCTTAGTGGCTTAAATATCTCTTTAGGATTAGATGATTTACTTAATCTTGATCTAGCACATACAACACTAGAGCCTATTCTTAAAGCCAATTCATTAGCTGTAATTTTACGACCATTATCGAGGGTATAGATTTTAGTCCAATACCCCCCATCAGTCCTTTGGTATTCAACCCCATCTTCTATTTTAATACTCATTAGAATGGAATATCATCTTCAGGATCTTGAGAAATATTCTCCTGTGCAATGTGTTCTGATGGTATAAATGAAGGCACTACATTATCTTGAGGCGTAGCACCCTGTTGTTGTTCTGGATCTCGTAAAGTAATTTTTAACCATTTACCATACTCACTTGTATTAATATAGCCTTTTAACTTCCATACCTTACCATTTAAATCTTTAAAAGTACCATAATAATCTTCTCTTGTTCTATCTTCTTCAGAACCATCATTAGTTTTAAACTTACTTTTAAACAAACTACCACTATTGGGTTTATTTTTATCTTCCATAATTACTCCTTGTAAAAAAAGGGATCATATCGTTGATCCCCAAAACGCTCTTAATTAATTAATGCAAGGAAGTGGTATATGAATCCACCGAACAACCAGTAAAAATTTGGAGGTAAAAACCAGTTGTTCTACATTAATCATGGTAAGAGTACCATAGAAAATTCATATTATTTTTCTTTAAAAACTTGCTCGTAATAGTCTACCATAGAAATATACCTAGATGTTTCAATTAATTTACCACCATCATCATGGGTTTGATCCATTAACCATTCCCATATAGTGGTAGCTTTTTCAAGATCTCCATCTTTTTTAGCTTTATCTATCTTAGCCTTAATCTCGTTAATGTGATCCCCCCATTGCTGAGTTTTAGTTTTTTCTTTAGTTTTTGTTGCTCGCTCACCATCATCATCATGAACTTCAAGGCTGAACATAGACCAAAGTGCGTACCTACGATTGTAGGTTATTGAACTGCCTAGCGACTGGCTGTCCTCTTTAGCCATTACTAGCCTAATATTAGATTCAATAAATTCTTCAGGGTGATCCACTAAATAAATCCTGGTGTTTAATAAATCAATTCCATCTACATACTGAACAGTTTGTACATAACCCATACCCAATTCATATAAAACTGGCTTAATTGTATCAATTATGTTGTTAATGTTAGCATATTTGTAACTTAGGAATT